CTTATACAAATTACTCATCTTTAACCTCTTTGTGTTGACCTTGAAATATGAATATAGCTTACACAGTCAGATCATGCAAGCATTAAAAAACCCCTGACTCCGGTAAAGATGAGGAAACCGAAGCAGAGGTTGGTATAGCCGAAATGGTCAGTAACGGCGCGGCTATGATCTCACAGACTTCTTGCCTTTACATCCCCAAGCCTTACGTCTTGCACGAAGTTTTGGTGACATAGTGCCGTCTTTACTCTTCTGTCCTGAGCTACGCGCACAGTAGGCATCGCCACGCTTTGTACCTTTAGCAGATGTACGTTTATGTGTACGTCCTTCACTGTCTTTGTACGTTGTGCCGTTAGCGTATTTACGGTCAGCAGACACCTTCTTCTTGGTGGTCTTCTTAGCCATTACTTTTTCTTCTTAGCCGTCTTAGCAGACTGTTTGAATGCTTTAGCCGTTGGTGCGCCCTTACTGCCTGCCTTACGCATCTTTTCACCGCTACCGGCTTTGATGCGCTTTCGCTTGGCGTGAATGTTTGCGTAAAGACCCTTAGCCATTATTTTTTGCCGTTAGGTGCAAACTCGTTCATCAAGCAGCGACCTGCACGTTTACATGAAGAAGGATTAGGGCATGACGCACAGGTATCAAACTCTGCATCCATCTCAAAACCACCGTATGCTTCGTTACGGTCGCCTGCTGTTGGCTTGTAGTTTTGTTTGATGATTTTAGTTGTGGTCTTTTTAGCCATTACTTTTTTCCTTTCGGCTTATAGCCTGATGCGTAGATTGCCTTGCCCTGCCGCTCGGCAGCAGCTTTAGTTTTGTAAACCTTACCAGATTTACCCCACTTGTAACCGCCCTTAACCTTGTGAACTGGCATATTTACCATCCCATCGCTTTTTCAAGCCGTTATCAATATGAACGTGCCGCTCGTACAAACCGACCCCACCATCAAAGTCGTGTAGGTACTGAGCAACCTTTGCCGGACTAACGCCCCTTACTACAAAGTCGATTGCCTGCCCTGTTGTATGCAGGCTTCCATCCACACCACCGACCTCTTGGTTGCGTTTGTCACAGCGGAACCCACTCGTGACCACCACATCGCGTTGGAAGTTGTCTTGTATTCTGTCGAGCATGGTAACAAGTCTTGGGGTATACATCACTTCCCCACAACCACACCGACAAGTAAAATCCGATACCTTGAAATTCTTGCCGACCTTTATGTCAAGCATCTCAAAGTTGTCACCTTTTGTTTGCATATTATGACCCCCGATTGGTATGCAAATAGGAACTGAGTTTAATGAGCAATCGTCATCGCTATTCACGGGCGAGCCTACCCAATCCTGTATCGTTGAGCATCCTTGCAGCAATAACATTACTGCTATTGGAATGGCTCGTAACACTATGATTTTCCTAGATAAAATGATCCTGCTGCAAGTATGGATGTCTTGAGCCACTCGAAATGAACAATAGCATTTTCTAAGCGAACAAACTCAGTCGTTGTTCCGGTAGTGTCGATCAGCCCCAAGAAGTTAAATCCAGTTTCCTTCTCAATAGGAATAACAATATCGAGTCCAGTCAATGATCCTGTCATTGCCCATACACCAAGACCTATCATCGACAACACAAAGATTCTTCGCGTCATTTTCGCAAACGGATCGTTACCCACACGAGCCGCAGCAGCGTCAGCAGCTTTGGTTGCTCGCATTGAGTCAGCATCGGCTTGTTCGGTCTTAGCCTTCATCGCCTCGATCATTAGCTTCTGCTGTTCGCGCTTAGCTTCAGCAGCCTTATCCATCATTTTAAAAACGTGTCCGAGGACAGCTCCACCGCCCATCGCCGCCAATTCCATCATTTCTGATCACCTTTTTTCATAGAAGAAAAGCCAAAGTACGAGGCAACGATTGCCGCGATACTAACGTAATAAATATTGCTCATCTGAGCTAAGAGGTCACTAGCTCGTACAAGACCCAAAGACTCAGTAGCCACAACAGAAAAAGGAAACAAGAGCATACCGCTGAGAGAAAACCACGACATGGTTCGCATCGCGTCACGTCTTGCGTCTTCGTCTTCCATTTCTCGTCTGAGCTTTTCAATGTAAATCTCGTGTTCAGCTTCAGTAACGATGCCGTCACCGTCTAAATCTGCCTTGCCTAAATCACTCATGCTAATTTGCCAATGGATTATCTAGTGCCTTCTGGATGCGCTCTTCAAGCTCGGCTTTTGTTTCCTCAACCTTGCCTTCAAACTTGTCCATCTTGCCTTCAAAATAAACGACCTTATCGTTCACCCGTTTTTCAATATCATAGGTTAACTGCTTGTTATCGCGTAAGTTTCCTTCGATTGATTGTAGCAGCTTTTCCTGATTATCAATCTTATGATCGATCAACTCCATTCTTTGCTCGAACGCGCCAATATCGAGGGATGCGATTTCCTCGATCCTTTGGTACATAACGAAACCACCATAAAGACTACCAACAATGGTGCTAACAAGACCGAGAGCAAGCCCAAGCTGAGTAGGAGTAAAGCGTAAGCCAAGAATGCTGAGGCGTTTGTCAGCCAAGCCTTCAATATCGTCAAGTTTTTCACCTAAATCTGCCATCAGTTATCAAACCCTTTCTGAAGCTTACGCAGATTATTCAGCTCCTGTTGCAGCTTTTCTAGCTCAAGACGCTTACGTTGCAACTCAAGGTTATACAAAGATGTGCAATCAAGCCTACGCTTTGGAGCATCCAGTGGAATGATGATGCGGGCGTACAAACCCAAATCTTTGGTCTGTGGGTTCATTGGGTCTTCTGACTCGAACGGGCTAACTGCGTTATTCACGATACCTGTCACGCCTAGCTCTAGGTTAGTCGCCCCACCGATAGCCGACTGACACTCCATATCGCCTGCACGAACGCGATCTGAGCCATAGCTTTGTCCCATGCTAGGTAACTGCATATTCAGCGAGCTGTTATCAGCAATCGCTTTAGCCGATCCGATAATGATCAGCAGATACCACCCAACAATGATTAACGTATTTTTGAGCATATCTTTGAGGATAGCAGCGTGACTGTCCCTTCACCTTTTAGCTTAGACCGTGAACAAATGTATTGTGCGCGAGGCACATCGTCAGAGTTAATGTAAATGTCAAATTTCAGGCGTTGCAGGTATTTGACGTGGGCTATCTTGTACTGGCTCACAAACGGCACTGGATCGCCTTTCTTGTCCGTTACGGATATTTCGTAATACTCAACGTCCTGTCGTTTGTTAAGGATCGTCATTTGCGTCTTTACGACACCCTGAACGTGCGACACATACCACTCAGGATATGTCGGGGTCATCTCATGTGCTACAACAGATGTAGCGATTGCTACAAGAAATGTAGCGACTATTGCGCGATACATTCCGCTTCAACCACCGCACGGTAAGTACCCGATGGGAAGGCGCGATTGCCGCCGTTAGTTGCCTCAGACTCCACCTTGAACCAAGTCGATCCAGTAGCCGTCAACGCATACTCGCGTGTCTGGTCATAGGTGATCGAGTCAGTCTGGTAGTCAGCCATTGCCACATCACCAACAGACGACACATCAACAGACCCCGTAAAGGTCACTGTGTCATTCAAGTTTGGGCTTTGCGAGAAGCTAGTCGGGTAAGTGATTCGAGCGTTGTAAGCATCTGCTAACGACACGTCATAACGCACGATAGGCAGAACGCCGCCATCAGCAGGAGCAGTTGATAGGGTATAGGCATTTGGGTTTCCGTAGACACCGGCAGTGTCAGTTTGAATGATACAGCGCGATTCAACCGTGCCGGTAATTGGCACCTCTATAGCTATGGCACTGCCAGAAAGCAGACACATTGCCGTCATTATTTTGACACTATTCATGGTTATCTCCTATATTGTTGATCAACCATCTGTTTGTGAAGCACCTGCTGTGCCAAGTTTCTAAACGCTCGTCTATTATCCGGTATATTTTTGTCTTGTAAAACAACGGTTTCCTGATATTTTCCGCCCTGTAACACGGCTGCATAATATCCGTTGAGGTTAGTAGCAGTGTTCATTGCCTTTAGCAGCGCGTTCTGTGACATACCAAAACCTAGCGTCAAAGCGTTCTCAGAAGCCGCCAGAGCTGTTTCTAGGCGTTCTTTGTCCTCATCCTCGTCCTTGTATACCTTTTCCTCGTTATCGTCCTCTATCAGGCTTAAATCGGTTGGTTCTAGCGATTGTTGGACGTAACTGTCACTAAGGGCATCGTAAACATCGTAGACAGGAAGCTCGGGGATTTCTTGTTGCTGCACGACATTAAGGTCGCGGCGGAAAGTGTACACAACAGTAGGATTCTCAATCGCACCTATTCCCACCTCAGCAATGCTTCCCTCGCCCCAGTTTCCCAACGGACTATATGGCACTGGCACGAATCGGGTGAGAGTCGTACCACTTTTACCCGACCAATCATCTGTCGACCGGAATATAAATCCATTTCCATCGGCAGCTTCATTCTGGATACTGACGGTATAGGGATCGGCTCGATCTTTGACGGCTGTGTACTGGTAGATGACTCCGTTGATGTCAACTCCTTGAACTGTAGGTACAGAAAATAGAGAGCTAGACATCCCCCAAGAGCTACCCCCAGAAGCAGCGTTACTACTGTATCCAAACTCATAATCAGAATAAGAGGGCTGCGCCAAACACGCCGCCGATAATGCCAAGAGCTTGGTTACGTTTTTCTTCAGCCGTAGGTTCATCTACTTCTCCCTCTACTGGTTGCTTGCTTTCATGGACTTGCCAAGCTGCTTTTGCTGCATCACCAATAAGACCGTCATACGGACAGGGTGTGCCTGCGTTCATCATGGCATCAAAGACCTTTTTGTCTTGGCACATGACACTAACTGCGGCGACTTTCATGCCCATGTCGTACAGCGTTTTGGCGTTCTTTAGTCGAATACAGTTTTCTTCGGTAAAGGTTGACCCAATCGAGATGCCGAGAATTTGGGTCTGCACCGCGCCAGTTGCACCAATAGTGCATAAGTCCGAATTATTCCCACTGGAAAACTGAGGCGCGATGGCAGATGGGGGTGGTGATTTGACTGTGGTGGTCTGGCTTCCGTTAGTGGTAACGGTTGATGTGGATTCCGTAACGATAGGTTCAGCTATTGCCTGCTCAGCGACTGTGATTAAAGCAACGATTGCACCACCTGTTAGCAGCGATACAACAAAGTATAAGATTCTGTCGACCCAAGACATGACTACTTCATGGTAAACCAGTGCGCGATAAATCCTGCAATACCGCCAATGAATGACACAACAGCCATACCTGCGAACATACCACCCTTAGACTTGTTGGCTAGCGCAAGCAGCTCTTCCATCTGGGTTTCCATCTTGTTGATGGTCTTCTCCATATTCTGAACTTTTTGCCACATGACCCCGTATTTAACCGGATCAATCTCGCCTTCAATCTTCATCAGTAAGTACCTTTCCAGACTCGGAATTTGTCAAACTCTCCCGACAGTATCTTACGTTTTACAACCTCTTGTACAGCGTAAGTGTCTGACCATTCAATACCGGCTTCCTTGACCCACTCGCCGATCAGCGACATAGGGATAGTACCGATTAGTTTGTTTTCTACACCTTTTTGATCACCATGAATTTCACGCAACTGACGAGCCATACTCTCTTCTGGCGAATAGTCGTGCGTCTTCTTGTGAATGACCTTATCGGTCACTGCATCGTAAAGTAATTCGTCTTTGATTTTCATACCGACCTCGTAAATGAAAAGGGGTAGCCGAAGCTACCCCGATTCTAAGCTATGCGACTAGCTTATGAACAGTCAGCGATCAAGCCTGATGCTGCCTCGTTCTTTGACACCAAAGTCAATTCAGTAACGATTTGACGAGTAGTGTTGTCACCAGTCTTTGCCAACTGGGTATTCTTCATCGGGCGTAGCTCTGCCACCTCGAACATATCGTCTTGTACGATATAGATGTCAGCAGATGCAATCTCGCGAGATGGAGTGAAAGTTACAGAACCCCATGGAGTCATGTAAACAGACAGGTAGTTGTCAACGCGACCAGACTGAACTGAGTTACGCTGATTGTTGTTACCGTCAAAGCCTAGAGCTACTGCCATTTGAGCTGCGCTCAAGTAAACAGTTGAAGGCTTGCCACCCTCAGTCCAGATGTCCTGCATAACGCCATCAAAGATGGTTTGAGTTAATGCACGAGCAGTACCTGCGGTGTATGCGTCAGTACCGTCACCAGTAGCTGCTGCAAATGAAGTACCACCAACTGCGTTAGTAGATACCCAAGAACCCAAGCCTGCAAGCTCACGAGCTGTAGTTGAGTTACCTGCTGCACGAGCGTTGTTCAAGAACAATGCTGCTTCGATGTCGAGCTTCTGCTCTTTAGCCATCTTCATGGTCTGGTACGCAATTTCTTTCGCACGACCTGCTTTGTTCAAGCCTTCGTCAGTGTCAGCAATGACAACTGCGTTCTTGAAGATTTGGGTGTAGTTACCCAAACGAGTAGTTGCAGTGCGAGCTTCAGCAGTAGTCTGATCACCCTCGATATGGGCATTAGTGCTACTAGAGCGAAGTGAGTCAGTTTGCCACTCGTGGTAGGTGTTAGTCGCTTTCGACTTTTTACACGCTGACAAGAATGGAGTTTCTTCAGGTGAAATGTTGTAGATTACATCGCGTAAATCTTCGCGAATACCGACAGCATCGTAGCTGTCAAAAGTGTTGCTTGGCTGTGCCATGGTTAATTACCTCATAGTAGGATCAAGTATCAGCGACATTGCGTCCTCAATAGAACCGCTCTGTCTTAGTTTGTCGCGTTGCTTTTGAGCCGCTGCATTCTTGTTGACCGTTTTCTTAGCCCCCGCCTTAATTGGTTTGCGAGCTTTCTTGGTCTTCTCCCGTACAATGTCACCCTTCTTCTGAAGTTGGCGGTAACGCATTGCGTCCCGTAAAACGAGCATATCGCGATATGACGAGATGCCAGAAATTTCTTCCGGCTTGTAGCCATAATGCTCTGCTGCTTCCACTATGTTGCGCTTGAATGTTTCAGCCTGATTAGGGTCTGATAATTCTGGCACTAGCTTCTTTAGCTCTTCAGATTGTTGCGCAACGTATGCTTCTTCTGCTCGTCTTTGGGCTTGTGCTTGTGCTTCCATTTGCTCACGGACTTGCCCTAAGTTAGCTTCATACGCTTTCATCTGTTCTTTGTAATTCATCTCGGCTTCCATATAGCCGATAGGATCACTGTCGAACAAATCACGCGAAGGCTCCACTGGTGGAGTCAATGCTCCTTGCTGCACCTGATTCATCAGATTCACAAGGTTCTGTCGCTCTTGCAACAGTACGGTATACACTTCTTCGGCTTGCTTTCGCTGTTCTGCCGCTTCCTGCATACCTTTTTGGACATACTTCTGACCACTGTATCCGCGAGTTAATTCTTCCAGAGTTACCTGCGTTTCTTCTCCGTCTACCTTAACGGTATAGAGTTTGTTTGCAGGGTCTTCAGACTCACCCTCGTCAACTTCGTCTTCGTTGTCCTCTGCTTCAGCGTCCTCTTCGGTGTCATCCTCAGATTCTTCATCAGCGTCATCATCCGATTCGTCAACGTCCTCAGCGTCATCGTCAGAGTCCTCTTCAGGTTGCTCTTCCTCAACTTCGTCAGTTATCTCCTCGTCTGATAGAGATTCTGTTTCTTCAACAACCTCTTCTACCGGTTGCTCTTCAGTTTGGACAAGCGATTCAACCGCCTGTTCCATGCTCATAGGTTCTGTCGCTTCCACGGTACAGTGTCCCCTCTGCTAGTTACGAATTTTTCTTGTCGTAAACTGCCTCTTCGTCCAAAACGGACTGAATGACAGTGTCAACATACTTTAATGCTAAAACTATTGACCTTGCTTCGTCAATAGCCTCAACCGATGAATCCACGTTTAAAAATACCGCTACCTGCCTGTTAGCTACGGTTTCGATAAGCTCTTGAAATGTTTCATCTTTTGCAAGGTTCCGGTAACGGAGTGCCTTGTCTTTGATGCCTTCACTCAATATCTGGCTCCTTCAACAGCCTGTTGTGGTGACGTATCACCGTATCGTGGCTCTGCTTGAGCTTGCTTGATGCGCTCAATGTCAACCGCTTGCCCATACTCACCTACGATTTTAGCAGCTTGTAAGACTAAGTCTTGATCCATGCGATCACGCTCACGGTCATCTTGTGCAAGTGCTTTCTGTGCATCTAGCTGAATCTTAGCCATATCAGACTGAGCCTTAGCTTGTGCCTTAATGGTTTCAGCCTGTACCAATGGGTCTTGAGGTGGCTGCTGTTGAGCTGCGGCTGCTTGTTGAGCCATCAACATCTGCTGCTCAATCTCTGGTGTCATCGGCGCGTAGTATCGATCAGCGTTACGCAAACCACCAAGAGCCAACATATCAGCAAGAGTATTCCGGATATTTGTAAGACTAACCAACCCATTCTGCGCTCCGAAGCCTTGATAAACCTGCATCTGCGTCTGTAGTGCCATCTGCAATGCTGCGGCTTTCTGGTCTTCTTTACCAGTGCCTAGACCAACATTGATCGAGATGTTCATGTCTGTATCCCAAACACGAGGATCAATCGGTGTGAACATACCGTTCATACGCATCATTTCAGCGTCTGGTGAGTTTTTGATCACCTCTGTCAGCATCAGCTTAAACAAGCGTGTCATGCCGCCTTCAGCCAGATTACGGGCAATTACCTCGATCTGCTGCTGACCTGCGCTCATGGTCATCTGTACGGCTGTAGCGGTGGTGTTCTGAAGCGAATCAGGGTCAAGACCGTTAGATGCACGACCTACGCCAGTTTTCTGCTCTATCGTCTGATCGTAGTATTCCAATGCACCAAGTGTCTGACCTGCCACGAAAGGCACGTCTAGCGATGTTACAGCCCCTGCCTGACGCATACGGACGATACCGCCAATCTCGTTATTCAGTAGGTCGTCAATGTTTACCTGACCCTCTACCATCGCTAAGCGTGGCGAGTTGGTCATCGCAATGTTATCGAGTACACCACGAAGCATTGCGGTAGCTGCATCTTGATCATTGGTGATCAAATCGGCAATCGAGTTACCGAAGAATGTATGAGGTTCTGGGTCTGACTCAAATACCGCAAAAGGAACGGTAGCGCATGGCTCACAATCCAATAGCTTGTAGTCACCACCACCAAGAGTCAATTTGTGTAGCTGTGGTACGCCAGTGCCGTCAACGTCAATCTTCATGTACGCTTCGGTAATAGCAACGAGCTTCATCGCAGGGTCTTGCTTAGACTCGTCCGAGTCCATCTGATCCCAACCGTTACGCTCAAACTGCTCAGCTTCAGTCATAGTGTCGTAGCCATTGATGCCCGACAATTCTGACATTTCCTCAAAGTCGTAGCCCATCTCTACCAATTCGCCAACGCGAATCTCAGAGCGATGACCGCAAACATAGCAATCTTCAATCGATACAGCTTCGCGGTTTACGAAAAACTCTTCAGGTGGTACAGACTCAATACGCAGCTTGCCCTGCTTGTTGTACTTGATCACCTTAACTTCGTGGACAGGACGATCAACCTGTAAGCCAAACTCGTCAATGACAGCTTCTAGCTCAGTTTCCTGCTCAATAATCTCAACAGAATCATCACCCGCAATCAGTGCCAATTCTTCGTCTGTCAGATTGGTCAGCTCGAATGTTTCTGACTCAGTTTCCTCATCCCAGTAGCACTTAACCACACCGACCTTTTTCAGGAGTGCATCGTGGAAAGCGTTAGACAGAATGCGGTAGCCGTTAGCCTCTTGAAACTTAGCGTGAATGTACTTAGTTGCCGTTTCTGCCTGACTGACCTGCTCAGGGGTCTTAGGAATGTACTCAACGTAATTCTCGTTAGACAAGAAGATACGCATCAGAGATGGCTTGATCTGACGGATGGTGTCACGAACCTTAGTCGAAACTACGCGCGAACGTCCGTCTTCTTCACCGATGTCAACTTCACCGTTGTAGTATTTCTGAGCCTTGATACGGTCGTCAGCTACCTCGGATTCAATGAAACTTAGTGCGTCTGTTATCGCTTCACGAGCAATCGCTTCGATCTGCGTATCGTCCATTTTCTCTGGCTTCATGGCTGCAACATATCTCCGAATAAGCTTTCGCCGAGTGTACCACCTTGCTCAGATGCTTGTCTTACCAAGCCTTTCTGTGCAGCTTGTGATCCACCGCTCATAATCGCTGCGATTCTACGCTGTACCGTAGCCAGTGCAGTATCATCATTTAGTGCGCGGCGTAAAATATCTGGGTCTTCGGTCATAATGATGCCGACAACCTGCTCACGCTGACGTGGCGACAAGTCTGGTGAGATTGATCTGACCATGCCTTGAGCAATGCGAGCCAAGCTAGGCATATGACCTACCATAGCACCCTGCACGTCACCGGCAGATACGTTTGTGCCAATACGGCTCATTGCTGACTGCATAGGAGCTGTTGGCGAACCACCGGCTACACTCTGCTTCACCTGACGAGCAATAGCGGCAGTTTCAAGGTTCTTGATCACGCGATCAGCATCAAATCCGTCAGGATATAGCTCACGGAATATCTGACCTTCTGCGCTATCTTGATCTGCTAATCGGCGAGCAACTGTGCCTTGACGAGCAAACTTGTTCTTGAGCTGATTCATAAAGCCTGCGCGAAGAGCTTTAATCTCGCTTTCGTTGCCACGAGCCATGACCTGCTGAATAGTAAATAGCTTTTCTTCAAGATCGCCTGTAAGAATTTTCCTACCTGCATCAAACGCATCACGCGCAGTATTCAGGTTAGCCCAGTTTTGACGGGTAGCTGCCAAGTCTGGAGCCTCGTCATCAAGTTGTTTACGCAATGAACGCTCAAGGTCGCCCAGTGCCTCTCCAATCGATCCTGACTTATCCTTATAAGCCTTACTGGTAGCCTCTGCTAATGCACGGCGGATAATCTCAGCATCTTCAACGGTAGGCTGACGTACAATCTGCAATGCGCCGTTTTCATTAACTTTGAAGAACGGAACAAGGTTGCCGCGAGATTGATAAATCTTGCCAATCTCTGCTGCTGCGTCAGGCATACGAACCAGAGCCTCAGACAGGGTGCTTGTCATCTCACGAGATACTGGTTGACCCTGTGCAAAGATTTGGTTGTAAGCGTTGCTTTGCTTTTGCTTAAACTGTTGCTCGCCAAGACGAATGGTGCGGTAGACGTTATCGCCTGCTTGCGGAGCTAAACCACGCTGTAGGTCATCAATCGATTGTGATTGTGTCTGACGTGCGCGGCGTTCAAGTGTTTCTGTGATCTGTGCGCCTGCTTTACCGCCGGCTGCGCGATACGCCTGTAGCGACTTAATCAGCTCAGGGTTTTCGGTCATCAAACGACCATCCATCAGATCGTTAATTACTTCGTCTGCGGTCTTGCCAGACTCTTGCACTAAGCGATTTACTTCAGCCTGTACTGCTGAGCCTGCACGATCACCAATAACTGAGCGACCTGCATCAATAACTTTGTTTAGCAATGTGCCAGAACCGGCTAATGTTGGAGCTAGTACGCCACCTGTAATGCCGCCAACTGCCGCGCCTGTTGGAATGCGAGCGATGTCCTCAACCATTCCTTTCTCGCCAGTGCCATAAGCTGTAAGTGCGCCTTCACCTGTTCCGATCAGAGCAGCACGACCTGCTAAACGACCCAGTGATTGTTGTGCTACTGGTGCACCAAAGCCAGTCATAAGGGCAACTGCTGTAGGAGCTGCTGCACCTAGCATTTCCATAGAGATAGCTTCGTATGGGTGTGCTTGTTGATAGGCTGCTAGTTTCTGACGAATCTGGTCACGAATCTCTTCATAGCTACCACTTTCAACAGCAGATCGAGCCAACGCTTCAATCTCATCAGCAAAACCAAAAGTTAAGCCTTGAGCAAATGAGCGACCTTTTTCAGACGTGTCACGGCGTTGAGCGGCACGACCTAAAATGCGATCAATGCCACCTTGAGTAGGCATATCAGAGGTTGCATTTTGCTCCTCTAGTCTGCGCTGCTCTGCGCGAGCCAGAATGTCCTCTAATGCCATTAGCCTGCTCCTAGCTCACGAGCTACTTCTTCGCGCTCTTCGGGTGTCATGTATTGCCATAATGCTTTGACGTTTTCAGGAGCATTCTCAGGTGCGGTAACTTCTTTTGCGCCCAAGTTATTTAGGTAGCCGCGTAGGTCATCAGAGATAAGTGGCTTAGCCTCAATCTCCGCCATCTTATTAACAGCCTCTTCTTTGGTAAGAAGACCAACTGAATACTGATTAGCAATGTCACCCATTTCAATATTGCGCTGTGCTTTGTCTTTCAGCATTTGCTGAGCAATGCGGCGAGCCTTGATGTCGGTAGATACTGGACCTGCCTTTTCGATCAACAAATCAATATCTTTGTCAGACTGTGCGCCAGTACCTTTCTGACGTTGCGCTTGTGCCACACCAACCATTGCAGCCTTATATGCGTCTACGCCTGCATTTACACCTCTTGGAATAAAGCCACGCAGTACATTAGGGATTGCGTTTAAGTCTGGGTTTTCACCAAGAATCATCAGTGCTTCTACTGATGCTTTAGCGTCAACCGCTGTTGTGCGACCTTCTGCCATGTCTGACATACGCTTAGCAAACAGTTTAGCGCGTTCAACATCTTCAGCCTTTTCAGCAGCCTCAATATTTACCATTGAGCCGCCAAACATCTCTTTGTACTTTTTAGCATCGCCGCCTGCTAATTCCCACTTCTTATCAAAGTCGGTCTGTTTCATAGAGGCAACTGCGTCTTTGTAAGACATACCGGCAAGCATCAATTGACCCATCTTCTTCTGCTTAGGGTCTGTGCTTTGCAACAACATCTGTGCTGTCTTGTTGCGCTGTGATGTTGTCTGAACTGTTTCTAGCTGCTTACCTAATACCGCTGCTAAGCCTTGATCTGGCTGATAGCGTAATGAGTTGAACGCAAGTGCAAGACCAAGCATATTTTCTTTATTGCCAAAGAAATTGCCAACGCCTTCACTAAAAGTATCAAACCAAGAATCATCTCTGTCTTGGCTATTGCGTAGCTCGTTAACAGCTTGATCTGCCTGCGGACCCTTAGCCATGACCTGTTGTGCCATTTCAGGGTTTTGCTGTGCAAAAGCTGCTGCTTTCTGTGGATCAATGTCTTCTGGCAAACCAGTACGCACTGGCGAACCGTCGCTTGATCGCACAACCGATCCGTCACTTGCGCGGACTACGTTTTGGTATAAATCGTTAGTAGGAGTCATCTCGCCGTAGCCCATGCCACCACGAGATTCACCGAGCATAGCCATAGCATCTTGACCAGTCACCTGACCAATATCGGCAGGGTTTGGCTGTGGGAAATAACCTGCATTAACTGGCTGTGGACGTGGAGCAACAATCTCAGGCATTCCACCGGCACCCATCTGACCTGAAGTAAGCGAACGAGCATAACGCTCTTCCTCAGTTTCCTGCCTTCCGCCAGAAATTAATGGCTCCAGAATACGCTCTAGTAAAGATGGACGCGATTGCATTTCCTACCCCTTAAATTCGTCCCATAATGCCTTGCGGCGGCTGCGGCACATTAGTTGTAATTGCCTGCATAGCTCCAGATGGTGCTTGTGATGGCTGAATACCTGCATACAGATTGACAGGTGCAAATTGACCACCTACGCCACCACCCTGCGTACTCACTGGGCTTAGTTTGAAGTTGTCTTGTTGCTTACCCATGCCTGCCAAGTCTTTTGCAAGTTTCTTAGCCTCGTCGCTGCCAAAACCTTGCTTAAACTGATCCATGATGTTGTTTTCAGCAGTAACGCCTGCATTAGCCTGAGCCGCAGGGGTTTGTGGCATTCCTTGTGATAAGTCAGCCATCTGCGTAGACGGCATAGAGCCTGCCATATCTACAGAATTAAATGCGCCAAATTGTGGTGATCCAGAGCCAGAGCCTGCACTAAAACTAGCCTGTGGCATTTGCGCTAGATTAGCGTTAGACGCTAAGTCAATACCGCCGCCTGCGCCTGCTCCCATTGTTGGCTGTCCGGTTGAAGCTCCCATTAGATTGCTCCTTTCAACTCTGGGTGACTGTAGTCAACCATCATATATCCGTGATCGCCAGTTACAACCGCTTCTGGGAACATTTCTGCTACTTCTTGAGCGATTACACCGTGACCAATCTGATTACCGGCTAACTCGCGACCTTCTTTAGTCCAGTCCCAAGTGTAGGTTTTGATGCCATTCTCTAACTTGCCGTATTCTTGGATGTTCACCTTCAAGCGAATATCTGACATACCGTAAATAGTTGCGCCTGCGGTGAGGTAATCCATGATGCCCAAGTTGCGCTGCGAAGAGCCACTTGAAGTCTGACCGTGAGGTGCAGAACCGATTGCTTGGGTCATGTATGACAAGCCTGCGGCAGGGAAACCTTGATAAGTAGAATACTGCTGCTTTCCTGCATCGATAAGAGCTTGGTTGAGCAACTGCTGCTCGCGACCTTGCTGTGCAATATCTTGCTGAAGTGTGCGACCCATGCCAAATGATTGATAACCTAAATTACCTAACTGTGATGCGCCTTGCAGACCAAGATTAGCCTGAGCTAAGCGGTTTTGAATGTCAGCCTGTGCTTGAGATTGTGCGTTTTGGTAGCCTGACTGTAGCAACTGTCCAGTCTGCTGATTCAAACCACGCATGATATCGCCCATCATCTGACCCTGAGCTACGCCATGACGCGAACCGCCAAATGCACCTGCTTGTGTAGCTTGTGCGCCTAACTGGTTTGCACCCATTTGCATACCGCGAGCTGCTTCTTGCTGTAACCCGCCGATGACGTTCTGTGTGTATGGATTCATGTACTGATTCAGGTTTGATCCCGCCACAGTACCGATTGGTGTCATCGCTGCTCTTGCAGTGCCGCCCAATGCGCCTTGTTGCGCCATTGATGCTTGCTGCATTGGATTTATAGGTACACCGCCTGCTGCTGCGCCCATGGTTTATCTCCTAGCTATACAAGCTGCGGCGAATTCCCGCAGATCGTGGATCAAGGCGTTCAGCTTCAGCTTTTGCCTGTTCAAACATTGGATATGAGCTGTAACCAGAAACTCCGCCAACAGTGGTTGCGGTTGGCATACCAGAAGTCGGTGTTACATTTGCGTAGCCAGACGGCGTCATGCCAAATGCAGACGCTGAGTCTAAAGCCATCTGATTAGCCATTTCTTGTTGTGGAGTGCGAGCCGCCACATCAATGCCTGTATATGGCTGATATTCCATTTTCTGGATAGTTTCAGCGCGTCCGATATTCCGAATGGTTGGCTCTTTTAACCAATCAGGGATTTCCGTAACTTGTTGTTGGCTCTGTCCGCCGCCTTTGCCGCCACCGCCGCCCATATTAAAACTCCTTTACCATGACAACGTGAGCTTCTTTCCACCCACGATCTCTGTGTACTCTTGCCCATCCCTTGCGCCCTGCAAGGCTTAATGCGCTACAGCCATTTATTTTAGCGAAGGTGATTGCAGATTCTTCAAAATCCAGAATTTGCTCCATGTCACCCCCCGCTAAAAAAACGTGCAAAATCTTTTGCTTAGGATACACCGTAATCTCAGTCACTGCACATCCTCTTTCGCCCGCCCATAATTGCATATGACCAGACATCACTCCGCGAACAATATCAAAAAAATCATGTGTGCCGCCAGAGTATTGCAAAGCGTTTTCTATCCAAACTCTACAGCGATCTAGCTGCTCAAATACATCTTCCTCAACAATATCTATATCAGATGCTTCTAATGCTGCGTTCATGCTTTGACCTCTATACGCTCTTAACCATGAGTGTAATTGATGGGACGGCAGGGCAAAATGACTCTGCCGCATATGTTTTTAACGCCGTATCTGTACTGTCTACAGCCCAAAATGCCTCAAGGTAATCACCTGCATTCACCTCAAATATAGCGGCACGGGCGATGGTTTTAGCTTCGTTGTTATCGTGCAATGTGATACGCATGGTAGACCCAGAAATGTCCGTGCCGTTGATCCTTGGAAAGAACCAGAAGGTTTTAGCGTTAGCAGATTGTGAATTTATCTGTGCCGTGAAGTGGATGTAATACTTGCCGCCGTTAGTGAAGTTGATGCGGCTAGTCACCGTGTCATCAATAGCAACGCCGTTTGAATACACTTCAGTACCCCAAGTCAACGGATATGCGGTTTCAATGGCTGCTGCTGTGTGGTCATTGTAATCAACAAAAGCTCCGTAACCGTAACCCTGATCAGGATCATTTGCGCCATAACCTAACGGAACCCACTCACCATCAATAGACACGACAGGGTGATCAATAGCAGCATCCCACAGCAAAACACCGTCCTGAATGGCGCGAGAATCGTCAGTTTTGAACGACAGCTTGTCTTTTACCCGCATCAGGTACGAATTTAAACGCTCGCCCCATGTGGCTAGTGTGCCAACTGGTGGTGGTGGAATCTCAGCACTCAACGCTTACCGCCTGATTCTGCATTGATACGCATTGTGCCGACTCGGAAGTCTTCATTACCTGTAGCCTCTACACGAAGCCTCACCTGACGCCCTGTGAAGCGTACAGAGGTTGGCATATTGGTTAGGTCATAGTAGGTGCTAGATGACGGATAAGTGCGCTCTGTGTCGTTAGGATGGAATCTGGTCTTAAATTGAACCTGAACCTCGCCTGCTGTACCTTCATCGCCGATTAGCTGACTGACCTTCATCACGGTGTCGCCATTACCTAGCGAGATGGCAGATGATTCTGCGTAAGGTGTCAGAGTGCCGTGAGCAATATTGTGCAATTCATGCTCATATAATACGCCTGAAGCATCTACCCAGATTGGCTCGTCAAATACGCCCTGATCTGCGCCACAGGTACGGTCTAGGCGACCAATGTGCCAGTGCTGCTCAAGATAGTCGTAAACAACGTAAGAATCACACTCTAGTGAGCCTTCTGATGGGTAGAACCACCAAATCTCACCGTATTCTGAGTTGATTACAGCGTTTACCTTACTAATCTGGTTGACGTTAAGGTCATCAAAGACGTAATCCTGTACGTCACAAGCCATTTGGCGAGCAATAGAGCCATCAAACACATAGAACGACTCACGACCCATCCAGAATGCGCCATGCTCAACCGCTGCAAGTGCCTGTCGAGATGCGATACCACAAGCTGTACCAACACGTTCAAAGCCATAAACAAATGGCGCACCTTGATAAGTAGCAATGTGGGCATCGGTAGTGGTCACAATCAATGTACGACCACGCATACGCGCACCACACATAATCTCGCCACTGGTCTGCAATTCAATGTCACCGGCTTCGTTAGTCGCCAAAGGTGTCCAAGTAGTATTGTCTTCACGGTCACACCAAGCAATCTTTCGTGGCTCACCACCTGCCTGTAACGCAAAAATAAATCGTTCTTCAGTAACGATCAGACCTTTGTTGTCCACTGGCGCGTTAGAAATAGCTGCCGCAGGATTAGATGTGTTCAATTGCCATTCATAGAGTTTGCCGTCACCAGTACAACAACCAACAAGGTACTCGCCCCAGTTGTCTAGCGTCCATGTGTCAGCTTCTTGAAACGCACCTGTAGATGGCTGCTTTGTGCCGTACTTAGAGCCACCGTAAGAGTAAAAGCCACCGCCGTAAGCCGTGTTGATTGCTGCGTGTTCTGCGCCTGCGGTAAATCCAGTAGGCGTAATGTCTGTGGCTGTACCTGACGCATTGATATACAAAAGCTCTGACGCTGTAGCCAAAGCAGTGTTAGAACCGTAGGTGTTATCAACCCATGTGTGGATTGCGCGTGGAGCCATTGTCACTGACACTGATTGGTCAGATCGCTCAGCCCAACCACCAACAGGACGCATTGAGCCTTGATGCCAACGGATGAGGTTGGAATCACGCCAACGACCACTGTTATCAAAGTCAGTGCCGTTTCGATAAATTCCGGCAGGTAATTTTAGTGGTATAAGTGCCATAATCTAATCCTACCAACTTAAAAGAATTGCGCCATCTTGTCCGTCAGTACCTACACCTAAGCCAGACTGACCACCACCGTTACCATAGCCAGTACCGGCATCACCGTAACCACTTGGTGGTGTGCCTGAAGCGTTTGTACCGCCTTTGATGGCACCAGTGTAACCGTAACCTTTGTAAGATGGAGTAGAGCCTCGCTCGCCATCACCGTTACCTGTGTGACTTGGTGGACTAGTACCAGATACTGTAGGCGTACCGCCAGTACCGTAGCCAAACTGCGCACCACCTGTGCCACCATTAGCGGTAACTAAAGCAGTACCACCACGTTTGATCTGTGATGCAGCTCCGGCAGTACCTGTGCCTAATGTGCTGTTGTTTGGATTGTAGCTGTAGTTTGAGTTAAAGCGATATGAAGCACCATAACCCTTTAATCCAATGACTAAAGTCAATGTTTCACCGGCAGTTACAGCAATAGAACCCGTAGTTTTACCACCGGCACCGCCGCCACCGCCTACCCAAGCGTCACCGTTGTTGTTACAAGCACCTGAGCCACCGCCTGCACCATAAAGCGTATAACTAAGCGAGGTAACACCGGCAGGTACGGTAAAGTTTACCGTTTGAGCAGAAGTAAAATCTTGTGATCCTGCTACATACAGAACAGACTTCCATGTGCCTGCGTGTTTAATGCTGACATCACTAGAATTCTTCCATGTTCCGCCGTCATTGACGTAGATAGCCTGCACCTGCTTCCAAGCACCGCCATCTTTAATGTACGTTGGCATTAGCTGCTTACCTTATACCAAATGTCGCCGTCTGAGCCGCCTGTTGGGTCTGAAGTTGATACAGTGCGTGTACCGTAGCCATTAGCACTAGATGAATCAGAAATGTTTGTCAGTGTTGCCTGCTTAGCATCTAACTGAGTCTGAATAGCACTTGTTACGCCATCAACATAGTTCAGCTCTGCTGTGGTAGCAGTAACGCCATCTAGCAGGTTAATTTCTGCTGTAGTAGCTGTTACGCCATCGAGGATATTTACCTCTGCCGCAGTCGCGGTGACAGACGCTAAATCAAGCACTGCGCCGTCTAGCTTGTTCAGCTCTGCCGCAGTTGCAGTTACCGCTGTGCCATTAATAGTCAGTGTAGACAAATTTGGCGCAATAGCAGTCGTACCATCGAGCAAATCGTCAATGGTGTCGAGATTGGTATTGAGTTTGGTACCCCAAGTATCCTCGGATGCACCGACTTCTGGCTTAGTTAAGCCGTAGGTTGTGGTAGTAGTATCCGCCATCAGATTGCCTCAGGAAAATCGTTGATTGGTGCGTTGCCAGTAGGATTACCGTCAGCATCCACCGGTACGTCATATAATGCCATGAATGATGCCAGATCAGTACAGGCTGTGATAGCTGCCTCAATGGTATTAGATGCAGCACGAACCGCAGCACGATAGGTTAAAACATCAGTCGGTACAGAGTAGTCTGCAACCTCAGTAGCCTTAATTACCATCCAGTCAGTCGGTGCTAATAAGCCACCTGCCTGAGTCTTGACCAGTTCGATAGCGTTGGTCTTGAGTCCCTTAGTGACTACCTGAACACCATCTGCATCTAGCACTGGATTACCATCTTCATCGACTTCGTTTACGTCATCGATGTTCTTAGGCACATCAGCAGACCAATAGAAGCGTGAGTCGAATGGTTCAGGGTCATCTTCCCAGACTAAACCTGCTGCTGTTTTTTCGGCGTCAGACCATTTGTTCCAAGTAGCGGGATGCTTTACACCCATACCATTAGTCCAACTACGTCCAAAGCGGATAATTTTTCCTGAGTATTTCCATGCCATAATTAATTACCTTGCGTTAGCGTATTTGAAGGGGTTTTCGGCAAATGCCATGTAGATGTATGTGCCGCCACTTGAACCAATTTCTCCGCCTGATGCTCTAATCTTAAATCCGTTAGATAACATATCCATACCGTATCCTGTATTAGTAGCTTCGGCTGACGAATCATTGGGGAATAAAACAACATCATTTTGATTTGTTGTGTCACGGTATATATCGTGAGTTAACCAATTATTTCCGTCACCATCTTTTTTGATTATTACAAATGCAGGAGCAAAGCCTGTATAAACAAAGGCATTATCAGTAGAACCATTTCCGGTGTAGACCCCGAATTTACTGAAAGAGTCAACTTCTGCGAATGCGTACATAACATAAGTATAAGACGAGCTTTGGTTAACAGAAATATCATTACCAATCATTACAGTAGTTGAAGAAACAGCGCGTACAAACTTTGATGGTGAGCCGCCATAAGCGGCTGCCCCAGTTGTATTCAAACCCTCAAAAGCGTAATTAGTAGCTAAATCTTTGTGCCAAACCATCCAGTTCGTTGTATTACTATTACTTTTAATCATTACCATTGCGGGACTTACACCCAAACCATGTCCAATTGTAGAACCACCAGAGGCATTACCCGCATATGTAGCAATACTAAAACCTGCATCGGTATTAGCACTGACGGTTGAGGTGATAGAGCCATCGGTGTTGCTTACGCCTGAGCCACCTGCTTTCCAGTTCCAACCGACATAGGAACCGCCAGATGCGTTTGTTTGAGCATAATCATAAGAACCTGTGCCAGTTTTAGATAAGCTGAAACCGTCAGAGTCAAATGAAGACAAGTGTCCGTAAGCACCGCCAATCCCTTCTGCACCACTATCGTTTGAATATATTTTAGTATTACCAGTACCTCGTAGAACATCTTGTAAAACATGGTTCCAATTATAACCATAAGCTTGATTTCTATTTTTAATCCAAACAAAATCTGGCTGAAAACCTACACCAGTAATTGACTGACTAGAACCATTACCACTCCACAACACCGCATTAAAGTGGTCTTGTGGGCTACCGTTTTTTGCAGGGTCAATGGATGCAACAGGGTCAGGTAGGTTAGCCGTACATAACGCTAGATAACCTGATGGTGGTGCATAGTAGAAGTCACCATAGCCGTTATCATCTGTGTTGCCTTGAGCGGTCTTGTTACCTGCAAAGGATGAGTCTTGACCGAAGTTGTAGATTAATGAATCGCCATTGCCATATGTCATAGCATACGGAGTCATCTCTGATTTATCTGATGCCGGTACTGTGTCTTGCTCGCCTGTTCCTGCTGCGGGGTCACCACTACCAATCCAAGTTCCGTTTACACCAAACCAAGATTTCCCTGTATCTGCATCGTAAGCAAATTGCAAAACACTTCCTACGCCACCACTCACACTATTGTAGGTTCCTGAACCATACTCAAACCAAGCTAAATTACCGCATTTGAATCCCCCATAATAATTCCGTAGTCTTGAAACTATAAGTGCAAATGGATAATCGTAAGGTCCATTATTTGTGCTTCCGATATATACTTCCCAGTATGATTTACCATGCAAGGTAAATGTTGACATTTTTTTCCATGCAGCAGATGACGTACCAACAGTCTGTAAATTACCTTCTTTAAGTACCCCCGCTGAACCACCAGTCCAATCTACAGAAAGTGGGTTTAAAGTACAGAAGTTATTCGTAGGCGAATCAATCACTACGTCAGTAGGTTCTAAGTTGTTTACATCAAAATGGTTTGCGTTGCCAGACTCATCGCCGCCAATAGGGTTAAACACTGACGCATCGGCAAACGCCCAATACATATAAGTGTTGCCGCTACCGTTGATGCCGCTATCTGCCGCTTTAATCTGAAAACCATCAGAATTAAAGTCAACGGCTGAATTAGATGTTGAACCTGCTGCATTTGGTACGTCCATATAAAATACAGCTTCAACAGGATTAGTAGCATCCAATGCGCCAGAGTGTATCTGCGTGTAATCACCGGCACTCATGCGGAATGTAATAACAAGCGATGGTCTGAAACCTGTGGTGACTGTAGGACCAGAAGATGAAGCGTTACCGGTGTATGTACCAAATTTTTGGTAGCCCGTTACATCTGCCCAACAATACGCAATCATGTCGTGACCGCTGTTATTAATTGCGCCGTGACTCGACAATGTAACTACGCTTGAGTCTGGTGCTGTTGTTGACATAACACCAGTACCTTCAGAGTAGAAGCCGTTAACACGCTGACTACCACCGTCAGTACCTGTTACGTTTTCTGTGCTTAGATACCAGTTTTCAGCGTCATCTGTGCTTTTAAACAAAACAACTTTAGGTGCTGAACTAAGACCATGACCAAACGTAGCCCCATTTGTGCTGTTGCCTGTATAGCGACATACAGAAAAACCGCCACTAGCTTGTACAGTTGAGGTTATAGAGCCGTCAGTATTACTTGAGCCAGAACCACCGCCTGCACTCCAACACATCGCAATATAGTTCTGACCGCTTTCATTCGCTGCCGGAGATGAACCAAGAGTAAAGCCATCGTTATTAATGCTAGTTACAACAGTAGTACCTGAACCTGCAGCATAAGCTAAGTCAAGATATAACTGAGAGTTAACGCCACGCACTGAATCAGTGAAAACGTGTTGGTCAGACTTGCTTGTTACCTTAGTCCAAATCAGGTCAGGCTTAAAACCAACATTGATGTTCTGTGACGCTCCGGTTCCTGTATAAGTAGTTTGAGCAAAGTTACCGCCAGTTACAGAAGGTGCCCCACCTGTAGTAAACGGTAGGTAGAAACCGTTAGTGCCGTAAGAACCTTCGTAGGCTTTAGGTATCCATACGCCTGACTTGAATTCACCGAAGGATGTAGCGTCTAGTGCTGTGCCGTCAATGAAGTTGACTTCAGCCATGTAGCCGTCTGAAAGCAACTCAGATGGATATGATGTATTAATACCAATACTATGGCTTATTGCTGAATTTAAATCGGATTCAAAATTTTGTGAAGGAAAGTCGCCAGATAATGTTTGACGGACACCATTAACATAGACTCTAAGTCTATCGGTTGAGGTAGCATTTGAAGTGTCAGCTACGCAAACAATATGGTACCAAGCACTTGTATCTCGAAAAAGCATTGCTGTATCAGCATAAGGATTAGATGCGCTTGTGCCGAAGTTAAGGCGCAAAAAACCGTTAGAATGAATACGAATGCCGCCAAAATTACTTAATTTATTATCACTAAATAATACATAGCCTACATCTATATTCCCACGCTTAACCCAACCACTCCAAGTCCACGTCTTACGATTACCTGCGGATGCCGGAGTCCAACTTAGGTATGCACTATCGTCATCGTTGAAGCGTAGTGAGCCATCAATGGTAGTGTCGTAGAAGTCACCGCCTGATGCTGCCATTAATTGTGAAGTATCAAACATTATGCAAATGCCAGTTGTGGTGCGCCTAAGATAATACGTCCTGATGCAGCTACGATGTACGGTACTACGTCAGTCGCTGATGCAGTAGATGACAGGGTTAAACCTGCGCCACCTGCTGTTTCGTAATCAGTGCTTAATGATACTGTACGACCACCTGTGCCATCTTGGATAAACACAAAGAAGCCTGATTGACCTACTGCTTCGTCTGTTGGATTGCCTAGCGTTACGTTGCCAGTCAGTGTCCACACGAAGTTCTGGTAAGTATCCATGTCTGGCGTTACTGAGCCTGTGACAGTAGCGTTAGTGTTAGTAGCACCACGACCTCTTGGAGCCGTTAGCTCACCTGTGGTCAGCGCAATGCCGTCTGTTCCGTCAAATGTAATGCTCATTATGCATCTCCTAATTTTATGAAAACTGCGCCGGTAAATATACTTCCCGTATTACCGATAAAACTAACACCGTCTTGTGAGCCACCGTGAAAACGTACTTTTACATTTGACGTACTAGATACGTTAACTATTGTAGTTATTTGTGCGCCTGCCCAGTCATTACCATCTAAACCGCTGTTGCTATTCTCTACCATTTTTGTCCAGCTAGAGCCACCATCAGTCGTGGCGTAGATACTTCCGTAAGCGTATTCATTGGATGTACCACCTGTGCCTGTTTGGTAAGTTCTAAATGAAAAACTAACTTGCCATATACCAGTAGCAGGAAACGTAAATATACCTACTGATTCGGTTAAACTAGTGCCTATTTTTCCAAAAGGTGCTGAGCTAAATTCAGTCCAACTAGAGGTTAAAACAGTATCTGAAGTTATTGTTCCAGTACTTGATGTAATACCCCATGTAGATGCGTAACCTATGCCACCGCCAACACCTGTAAGCGCACTACCATCAATAGCAGGAAGCGTACCTGTAAGATTAGCAGCAGGTAGGTCACTAGCATTCGTCAGTAATGAGCCAGTTTCAGCGGGCAACGTCAGCGTCAATGCACTATCAGTCGCAGGTGCTTCAATGGTGAAGTCAGCAGTGCCAGAGGCGTTTGCTTTGATCTTTACGTTACTCATGCCGCTTTAGTCCATGTGTTCGTGTTGTTCGTAATAGGTGTCCAAGTATCGCTTGCTTCAGCAATAGGTGTCCATGTGTCTGTGGCTACTGCAATCGGCTCCCACTTCTCGCGTCCTGCTGCAACAATCGCTGACACGCCAGTGGTTGATGCTGCATTGACAACGCGCAATCGATTAGGGATTGCTGTGCCTGATGATGTCGCTGTCGCTGTCGCCTGACCAAGCAGCGTAACCTGAGCATTACAGGTAGCACTTGATGTCGCAGTGACTGTGAGTGACAGCTCACGGACACGTTCTACGCCAGATGACGTGGTTGCAACTGCACTAACGGTTGCGTCACCTTCGCGTACCTTCGTGGCAGAACAGCTCGCAGACGATGTCGCCGCAATGATGATCTGCTCAACCCGTACTCGGATATAAACAACCGATACGACTGAATCACCGGCAGGGGCGCAATCAGACTCTCTAACGCGCTGTGCGCTGATAGTAGCTGAACTGGTTGCAGTTAGGCTGCCAGTGCCATCAATCGCTGTGATGGCTGTTACAGAGCCGCTAGAGGCTACTGATGCACTAGCACTCGCATCTTTGACACGAACACCATTAGCTGTGACCGCAGAAGTCGCTGTGACCGCTGCATCAGCCTCAAATACGCCACCACCGGCTAATGCCGAGAAGGGTGACTGACTGAGTGCTGATATGCCTAGCATTTACACAATCGTCCAAGTTGAACCGGTTGGCACGGTGACAGAGCCAGTAGTAATGCTAATTGGACCTGCTGTGACAGCATTGCGACCGGTAGTGATCGTGTAATCTTCAGTGATCGTGGTGTCACTCTCAGCAAAGATTGAGCTGCCTGTTACCGCCTTTTCAGCAGCGTAGGTACAGAACACGTCTTTACTACCTGCCGCAAAGTTGACCGCAGAACCTGAGTTTGACGACTCAAGAATCGTATCTCGGCTTAACGTAGTGCCTGATGCGGTGTAAGTACCAATGCCGACTTCCCAATCACCGGCAGCAGGGTCAGCGATAGCGTAGTAAGTACTATTACCATCACCCACCACCGAAAACGACTGAAAACCGTCAGCAGCACCGCCTAGAGTGACAGTGCCAGTGCCGGTTGTCGTTGTGGTTTCTTTAACCCTGTCACGAATAACAAGTGCCATGACAGACCCCTATTAGTTCAGCGAAATATCAAGATCGCCCGCAGGGATACGGAATACGTCACCAGTTTCAATGGTCTTAGATGATGTCAGTGCAGCGTAAGCCATTAGGTTGCCGCCGGTAGACGCATCATAAACACCAACGTGAGTAATAGTGCCAAAGTTAGCTGTAGCGGTTGAATACTCAACTGCCGCAGTGTTTGACGCTGTGTTACCCGATACGGTGAATGCAACTGTTTCGCGAGCGTAAGCTGTGCCTGAAGTAGATACCTCAGTTACTGAGCCGGTTTCGCCATCAGATACCGCAGTTAAAAGTGCTAGATACAGAGTTGATGGTGCAGTGTAAGCATTGCCACCAAAAACGTGATCTAGGATTTCTGTTTCCAGATAATTAGAGAAAGACATTAGCCCAATCCTCGTACTTTAAGTGTCATGCCAGAGCCGGAGTAACGTGCCTGTTCAGACGCGTTGTTCACATTCTGCACTGCGGCAGAATACATTTGCGCCCAAACCGCGACTCTAGCATCCTCGGCTAAGTATGGCGCACTGTGGAGCAAAGCTCCATATAGGTAAGCGTCTGGCGCATCAGTCAACAACCAATTGGTTGAGTTAGTCGCCAGATCAGGAATCTTTTGGTAATACAGCAGCTCAAAATCAGTGTCTTCGCTTGGCGTAGGATACAGCTCAAACTGACCATCAGCGTGGCAGTAGTAATAAGGCAGCCTAGTAGACACATCTTCATTCTTAGCACGAATGTCTGCGATAGCAGCGCGTGATGCCAAAGTGAGTGCTGATGTGCC